TTTACCTAGAACATTGAATATAACCTCACCTATAGGTTTTATTAAGTTTTCATATAATGACACAAGGGCAGGCACGATATCATCAACAATTATTTTCTTTGTCATTACCCAGTATTTACTGTCTAAAAATGCAAGGATAGCAGGTATTAGAGCTAACAAAGCACCTTTCTTAATCATATCAAGAATACTACCACCAGCATTTTTAGCAACATCTACTGTTGATTTACCCATGTTCTTAAAGCCTTCTTTAAGACCTTCAAATGAAGCAAGTTGTTTTAGTCTAAATTTAGCTTCATTCTTTTTCTCTGCAAAAAATCCAACTTTATCTTTCTTTGCTAGTCGACTTTTATCTTTTTCCAACTTCATCATTTCACGGTTATACTCATTATCATCTTCTGCATTTTTCCCTTGATCATCTAGTGCTTGTTTATAAGCTGCCATTTCAACTTCACGTTGTTTTATGCTATCGGCCTCAGCCTTACGAGATTCCACTTGAGCTGCAGTCATATTCTTTAGTACACCCAATACAGGAGCTTGTACCGTTACTAGTTCAGATAGTTTCTTTTCTAAGGATACTCGTTCTTCTTGGGAAAGTTTTTCAGTTGTCTTTTTACCATCTACACCAACTTTAAAATTACTCTCAAGCATAGCAAGTATATTCTTTTGTAGTGCAGCATTTTCATCTGCTTTCAACTTATCCGCTGCAAAAGAATCACGAAGAGTTTTAGCAATATCTATATTAACTTTTTGAGCTTCTTCTTCTGCTTTGGTGGCCATGGTTTACTTCCTATGTGTTACTAGACTGATAAGCAGTCTTTGCATAAAACGCTGCAACAATAGCTGCAACTGATACAAAATATGTTGGTGCCATCGAACCTAATGTCTTACCAGCTTCTGGTAAACCCAACCAGATAGACATTACAACTGCAAACGGATACAATAACATACCTATGAGAGCGAACCAAGCCATCTGTCTTTGTGCATCTTCTTTTTTATCTTCATTTTCTAATCTAACCATTTTTGTATTCATCTCAAACTCCTCATCGCTAACAATACCATCACCATCCAAATCAAAATTATTATACTTAGAGTCTTTCTCTAAAAGTTTATTTGGCATATGACCTCTCCTCTTTTAACTATTTATCTATTTTCTCTCTCGTGCCTCTCATTTTCTTCTGATATATACTGTTCTAGTAAAGTTGTGTAAATTTCCCTCTCCCATGGCATCATATTTTCTAATTCTGTCAAACTATATTTGTGGTGATGCATCATAGCAAAATTAGTTTTAAAATAATTAAATACCGTGTCATGAGCGAGGCCTAGACTAAAAAACTGTTGAGGCCCTCCACTAAAACTTCACCCTTAACTTTTGTCTTTGGGTTTATAACTTGAATAACATGTCTTACTTTAGGCATAGTATCAAAAAACGATGTTACGCTTTTAAACTGTTCTGTATTCATTGAGTCAATAAATTCATCTAATTCTTTATCAGTAAAATCTATTCTGTTCTGAATAACATCATCAATTTCAATTTGACCTACACAATTTCTAACCATTTTAAACATACCTTCATAATCATCAGTAGCATCAATATCAACTGTATCTAGTTTTGGATAGTTCATAACCATCTTGATATTAGATGTAAGCTGTACTGTGTTACTATGGGCTGCATCCATTTGAACTTCAATCTTATCTAAGTTAACCTTTACATCAACCTTTGTCTTATTATCATCTGGACATGTAACAGTTACTTCTACAGTCTCACCAACAGATTTTGCCCGTAGCTTGATAAAGATATATTCAATATCAAAAATTGGTAAATCTTCTGGTTTAATTGCATCAAATGTACATGAAGCTATCAAATCTTTTACCATCTGATATACCTGTGTATTATCTTCACTCTCTTTAGCCATCATTAAGAGCTTCTGTTCTTTTACAAGAAACGGTCTATATTTTATCGTGTCTCCTGTAGATGGTAGTTGTAGTTCATATGTGGGGGTATCTAATCTAGGTAACGCCATAATAATTCATCCTTTAAATATTATAATCTTGACAACACACGCGGAATTTGTGAGGTGATTTGCCTCTCAATAGTGTTTGCGAATACTTCTGTTAATCTATCTGCTAATGGTTTAGGTAAATCGGCCTCATCTGTAAGAGACTTCCAATACCTATAACCGAAGGTAACACCTACTGTAGAAAAGGTATCATTAACACCATAATCTAAGCTAATATCACCTACAAGCTTGGGAAATGCTTCTACTAGTTGCACTCCATGCCGTCTGTTCATTTGTTCGTCTAGTTGGTATATATCGACAGCACCAACATAATTATCATAATAACCAATTTGCCAGTTTTGTGGATTAAATGCCAATCTCTGCCATGTCTCAAAAAACTGTTTTTCTTTTAAATCTGTACTACATTGAAAACTAGCACTTACATCTGAATATGTAAACCCTTGCACTATATCTCTAGCAGGGCCAAATGTATTTGCTTCTGCCTCAACATCTAAAGAACGGCCAGGAAATGATATCTGGCTACATCTCAATCCTATTTTTCTTGGTTCACCACTACCAACCATCTCTTTCATAACTTGAGTGAATATATTACTAAGATCACCAGAAGATTTACCAGCACGTTTCCCAGCAGGGGTGTGAATGACTACCTCATAGTGATTGGGTCTGGCAACACTACCGTTTCCATCACGAAATGTTCCTAAGAACTCATTAAGTAAACCATATGCAAGGCCTTCAAGATTTCTTCCTAAGTTAATTGCCATTATATCATACTCCTTGAATCTGCCCAGACTTCACCTTCAGATGCTTTCTTAAATCTCTGTACTGGTAATAGTGTGGCAACAGTAAATTCATCAGCATCTATTCTACGAAACTGTGAACGAGTTTGTCCAGACAAGTATTTGTGTATCGTAGGTCTGATTAATTTAACATTTTTAAGTTGTGCATAATTAACATCTAAAATAGTGGTTTCATCAAATTTAGTATTATTACTGAAATCACCCAATCTATCCAAAAGACGTATTCTCAATGGTATGGGTAGATAGTGTAAATTTAAACCAAGAAATCCATCGCTATATTTTTCTAATGGTAATACCAGAGGAAAGGTATCATAGTATGGTAACTTCTTTGCAAATTTAGGAGAATAAACAAACATATTTAAACGCCCTACGAATGGTGCATTTGATCTTTTTCCATCACGGATCAAGTCCATTGATTTGGGCGTACCAAATTCACGGATTTTATCTTTAAACCACTCTGTGGATTTGGGTCTTCCCTTTTGTGCATCAACAACACTTTGAATATATTTACTTCTAGCCATACTTCTATTTATACTTTATATTAAGGTGATCTTCTGTTAAAATTTTAAACTCCATACCGTGATCAATACACCATTCTTCAGCATATTTCCATTTGGCAGAGTTTATGCCCCAAGTTTTAACCTCATTATACCACCTCTTGGTTTTTTTACTAGGACTTGAATTTGGTGGTCTACATTGATTCTTAGGCTTGACTTCAATAATAAACTTTTTTGTTCCACCAGTAGCTTGTTTGACGTTCATGTAGAAGTCTGGAAAATATCTATGCATCCTACCATCCCACGGTGATAAGTAAGGTATAATGATTTCTTCACTACCCCATTGTAGAACTAGTGGATTGTTATCACAATACACCATTACTTTACGCTCCCATAATGAACGATAAACTATGTTCATAGGGTTTCCCGCGTATTTGTTAGGATTTAGTGGTTTGTACTTGCCCTTGTATGCCATGATGTATAAATAGTTAAAAGCCTTTCATGGTTATTTATAGGAGTTAATTTATGGTTTTTAATCCAGCAACACAAATAATACAAAGTGCAGCTACAAGAACACTAAAAAAGGTTGCTGGGAACTTACCAGGCCTTCTTGGGTTAAGGCCAGGAAAAGGTGGTGATACTTCTAGTTTTGCTCCTCTTAGCAGGTCAGCCAAGTCACCAAATGTATATTCATTTCCAATAGATGTTACAGCAGACCCTGGCAATGGTAATCATGGTCATTACATGATGTTCTTTATAAACGAACAAAAAGATGCTCTGTTGAAATTTGGTAGTAAACAGTCTGGTGCTGCGAATATGGCAAAAGAAAAACAAGCAAGAAATATTCCAAAATTTATTATAGAAATGCAAGAAGGCGGTGGTACTCAAAAGAAAAACAATTCTGGTGCAACTGGCCAACTTGGTAACCCCACCCAGGCAGCTAATAATTCAAAAACCAAAGCTAAAGGTTCAACCGTATTTGTTAAAAGACCACCTACAACCAGAATGGATACTGCAATTGCATTATATATGCCTGCAACTGCACAAGTTAGTTATAAGGCTAGTTATACAGATACACCTATTGGAGTTGGAGCAGCTGCAGCGGTAGACGTTTACCAAGGTCTAATGGATAAAAGTGTAAGTGCTAAGTCTGTTATGACTAAAATTCTAGATAAGGGTGGAAATGCAATAAAAGAAACTCTTAAAACTGGTTTCCTAGATGGTATTGGTGCAATGCCAGGTATGGCTGGAACTAGAGAAGCTGTAGAGATGCAACAAGGGTTTATTCTCGCTGACCGTATGGAACTAGCATTTAAAGGTGTTGACAAAAGATCATTTACTTATTCATTTAAGATGATACCACGAAATGAAGAGGAAGCAGATGAGATACGAAAGATTGTATTTGCATTTAAAGCAAACATGTTACCAGAATTTGTTAAGGGTGACAGAACTGGACGATCAATGAAGATGCCTAATACATTTGATATTCAATACATGTATAATGGTAAAGAGAATGATTATCTTCACAAGATTTCGACATGTGTGTTAAATAGTGTTGATGTTAAACAGGGCGGTAGTAAATATAAAACCTTTACTGCTAATGATCAAGGGGCTCCACCTGTAGAGACTGAATTAACTTTATCATTCCAAGAATTAGAAATAATTACTAGAGAAAAAGTATTTGAGGGGTTCTAAATGTATTTTCAAGCGTTTCCAGTTATACCATATGATAATGTTGGTAAGGGTGAGTTTAAAGACGTTACCAATCTATTAAGGCGTGTAGCAGTAAGATCAAAAGTAAAAACTTCTACTGTTATGTTTGACACATATGATGTGAAAGAGGGTGATACTCCAGAATCCATAGCTGATAAGTTGTATGATGATCCAGAGTTACATTGGATTATATTGTTGATGAATAATATTACAGACAGATATCACCAATGGCCTATGAGGATGCCACAGTTTCAAGCATTTGTCACAGAGAAATATAGCAATCCAAATGGGGTACATCATTATGAAGTTCCTCAAGATTCTGGTGATACATCAGTTAAAATTAGCATTGGTGTAGATAACACAGATTATCCAGCAGCCTCAATTGTTACAAATTTTGAACATGAGGAAAGAGAACAAGATAATATGCGTAGAATAAAACTATTGGATGTGCGATTTGTACCACAATTTGTGGATGAATTTCATAAACGGATAAAAGAATCGGTGATTTAAATGAGCAATATTAAGTTTGCTGGTGATTATGAAATAAAAGAAGCAATTCTTCATACATCAACAGGTAATATAATAAATTTACAAACAATGATTGGCCAGATAGATATATTTGAGGATATAACTAAAACTACTGTTACTGCTAGTTTAGTGTTGATGGATACTAATAATATTGTTATGAACGCACCAATTACAGGTAATGACTATGTTAGTTTAAAAATTCAAACTCCTGGGCTTACTGAAGAAGATCAAATTATAGATTTTACTCGAACACCATTTTTTGTTCAATCTGTAGGCCTTCGTAATGAGATTACACAAGGAGCAGCTACTATAGTATTAACTCTTATTTCTGGAGAGTATATTAAAGACCAAAGAGCTAGAGTTTCTAAAGCATATACTGCCCCAATATCAGAAATTGCAGAAAATATAATAAGAAACGATTTAGGTAGTAGGAAGAACCTTTTCATAGAACCAACTGATGGCACTAGAAGATATGTTGTACCAAATCTACATCCTCTAGACTTACTTAAACGATTGGCACGCGAAGCTATTTCAAAAAATAATGGTGCTGCAGAATATTTTTTGTACGAGAATACTAAGGGTATACACTTTAGAAGTTTGCAGAGTTTGTATGAAGCACCAACCTTTGCTGAGTTTAAGGTTGGTAAACCATCTAGTGTTAATGATACAACTGAAAAGAGACAAAATGTAGAGGAAGACCTAAAGCGTGTGGTATCTTATCAGATCAACAGTAATAATGATAATGTTATGAATATGAGAGGTGGACTATTGGGTAGCACTCTAGTAACACACGATATTTATAATAAAGAGTTTACCAAACATACTCGTGGGTATTTTGATAATTTTGATGATCATAAAAGAATTTCAGGCTCAGCTGGAGCTACTGATTATCCTATATATAATGATAACGAGATAGATGACGATTTTAATACAATTGGTGATTTTCCAGATACACGATTGTTTGTTTCTCCTCTTGATAAAGCTTTTAAGGATAATCAGATTGATGTTAATTCCGATCCAAATTTTGATGATGAACTTGGAAAGAATACTTATTCAAACCGAAGAGAACATGCTTCTTTACTACACAGAACCGCTAAGTGGTCAGAACTTACAAGTGGAACACAAGTTTCTATGCAGATAAATGGCCAAACTCCTATATCTGTAGGTAATACTATACTCATGGAATTACCTATCGTTGGTAAAGATCATGATAAAGATGGCGTCGACAAATTTTTAAAGGGTAAATTTCTTATCACTACATTAAGACATACCTTTATCAACACAACCAAAAAACATGAGGTTCACATGGTGGTCATTAAAGACGGTCTTGCTGAATCAATCGAACAACAATTCGAGGCAAAAGAGCCTCTAGGTGATCTTGGATTTACAGAAACTAAATTCTATGATAACCAAGACGAAGAATAGAAAGGGGGCCAAACACTATAGACTACATTATGATAACTCCAATATTTAACAAAGGAATAAACTTATGTCTAATAAAACAAAAGCAGTTAACTTTAAGAAAAAATTGAACTTTATGAATCTAAACAGGAGCATCGAACCAATGTCAGACAAGGATAAATACCTACTGAAGTCTATAGAAGAGGTAAGCTATGAAAACATACAAACAACTACAAGAGGGCGTATACGATCCCAATATTCTTAAAGCATTTTTCCTAGCTGGTGGGCCTGGCAGCGGTAAATCATACGTTGTCAAGCGTACCACAGGAGGACTCGGACTTAAAGTAGTCAATTCAGATGTTAATTTTGAAAGACTTTTGACTCAGGCAGGGCTATCTCTAAAGATGCCCGATAATGAGACTGAACCTAGAGATAAAGTTCGAGATCGTGCTAAGTCTATAACACAGAAACAACAAGATAATTATATTATGGGTAGACTTGGACTTATCATTGATGGTACTGGAGCTAAATATGATAAGATTGAGATGCAAACGCGTAAGTTACAACAACTTGGTTATGATTGCCACATGGTATTTGTTAACACATCTATTGATGTAGCACTACAGAGGAACGCAGAAAGAGAGAGAACTGTTAATGACAAAATTGTTGTTGACTCATGGAAGAATGTTCAATCAAATATTGGTAAGTTTAATAATTTGTTTAAGTCTGATATGATAATTGTAGACAATAACGATGCCAAAGAAGATGTACTAAATTCAGTATACAAACGTATCAAAGCTCTAGCCAAGAAGAAAGTGAAGAACACTAGAGGATTGGCATGGATTAAGATGGAATTGGCTAAAAAACGAAGATAAAGGGGAATCTAGATGTTTTTATTAGTGGCGGTCACAGCCTTATTTTGTGGAACAAATGCAGAGTTCTTTACTACTGCCAAAAAACAATTCAACGAGGGGTATGATTGGAACTATGTTGGGAAACAAACACCCTCTGGTAGTCCTGCTATCACCATTAAACCAGAGGTTGGTGATGAATATATCATATTCAGATTAGAGAAACCATAAAAATCGCTTAAACCTGCTGCTGGTCGTAAATTAAAAATGGTACTTTTGTGCCATTTTTTTTGGCCTAAAGCCAAATTAGGCGTTGACATATGGCTAATTGCCTGTTATTCTATATAAGTAAGATGAGTTGAAACAAGAGAGAGAGAAACAAAAAATGAAAAATCAAAAAAATCAAGAACTAAGTATTCACCAAACATTTAAAATGCAAGATACTTCTGGAAAGAGTAATCCAATTAGGTATATTAATGCCCACAATGGTGGTATTCAAATGTATGGTCAAGAGCCAGGTGATATGGTTGCATGGGCCAAAACTGCTGAGATGGTTACTTATGCACTAAGAACAAAAGGTTCTGATAACACAGTCAATGCTGGTTCTTCAATGGACTTTGCAAGTGAAAATGGATTTGCAAATGATGAAGATGCAATGACACTTTGGACAGAGGGTTGGAACAATTATGTTGATGAAATCAATGCAGTTGGTGAAAAACCAAAAAATATTAAATATGGGAGTGCTATATAATGGGTTATTTTTTTCAAGAATGGAAAGATAAGAAAATGTCAGTTGAAAGTTCTGATGGTCAGTTTATTATGAATTTTGGAGAGGCAGAAAAGTCTATGATTCAAAATCTTGAAGATGCAGTTGTTAATTTGACTGAGGGTGCTTCTGATGAAAAGAGGTCTGCAATCAATTACATTGAATATCTTGCAGATTGTTTGAAAAGAGGTAAAGTTGAAGTGAAGTGGAATATTAGTTAATGGATAAGTTCGTTATAGTAAATGGTGGAACTAAAGAACAAAGACTTTTAGTTCACAACATTACTGGCTGGTTTTGTATGAAGTTTTTTAATAGATTCAAGTCTTATAATATTGAGTTTGACCTTATGAAAATAAAAGGTAATGTTCAAGGTTGGTGTATGGAGATTGATAGAAATGCTTCTCATATCGAAATTGATAAAAGACTTGAAGGCGATGATTTCATTACTTGTGTATTGCACGAGTTGGTTCATGTAAAACAACAGTTCAAAGGTGAACTAAAAGAACTAAATGGTAAAGCAAAAAAATGGAAAGATGAGATTCATATTGGTCTA